CCAGGGCGGCAGGCCTGGCGTCGTCTCGGCGGCCGGCTCATCGATGACCGGGACCTGGAGCGTCAGGCCGACCGGCAGGATCGGGTCGAGGGAAACGCTCGGGTTGGCGGCCGTGAGGAGCGGCAGCTGGTTCACGTCGCCGTAATACTCCCAAGCCAGGAGGTCCCAGCGGTCCCCCTCCCGGGTGGTGTGGGTCAGGTAGTCGGTCACTGGTTCGCTCCCGGGGCCTTCCCGCCCTCATAGCCGGGCCCCGCGGCGATCGCCGGCGAGACCGCACCTTTCTTCTTCACAGCCTTGGCGGGAGATGTCCGAGCAGAGATCGTCAACCCGGAGGGTTCCACCCATTCCTTGAGCGTCACGGTCACCTCCAGGTTGCGGATCTTCCCGCCGGGCCAGCGCTCGATGGTGCCGAGGTCCATGGTGGTGATCAGCCACTGGCCCGCCCAGAGGCCCTGGTCCGCCTGCTCCCCGACGACCAGGTCCAGGATCTCCCCGGCCTCCATGTGGTCTTTCAGCGCCTTGAGGTTCGCCTCCGGGCTGGCGTTGATCGAGGAGTGCAGGCGGATCCGCAGGGTCAGCTCCTGGAGCTTGACGCCGTTGTGCTGGAGCCGGCCCTTGCGCCCCAGCACGGCATGCTCGGCGACGTCCACGGCCCACTTGTAGACCTCCTCCAGCGGCCCGCCGATGGTCTCGAAGGTGTAGTCCCCCAGGGATCCCCAGCTCATCTGTGGCTCCTGTAGGCTTGGCGGTCCTGGTAGATCTCAAACTGGCGGATGATCTCCGGCATCATCTCCTGGGCCAGCTTCCGGCCGTCCTGGGCGGTCCCCTGGACGTGCACGGTGAGGTTCACGGTGATCCCGGAGCGAGACGCACCCGCGCCCGGGACGGCCAGGGCCAACGTGGGCACCATGACCCGGGCCACCTGGGCCATCTTCCCGATCAGGGCCGCAGGCTTGATCCCCTCGGCGATGGTCTCCACCAGACGGACCCGGTGGATGTCCTGCAGGGGGCCTTCCTTCGCGGGGCTGAACGGCAGGAAGCGCCGGATCCGCGTGACGATGCCCTTCACGGCTTCCACGGGCAGCATCGCGGCAGACTTGATGCCCTCCCAGATGGCCTTGGCGATGTTCTTCCCGGCCTCCCAGAACCGCTTGGCCATGCCGGAGATGAAGGTCCACAGGCCCCCAAAGAAGCCTTTGATCTTGGCCCAGTTCCCGATGATCAGCATGGGGATCTGGACCATCGGCAGCAGCCAGCGGGCCCAGCCGGGCACCTTGGCCCAGAGGCCCTGGAACCAGTTCCAGGCGGACTTGAACCAGGCCGTGACCTTGTCCCAGTTCCTCCAAAGCAGGATCGCCCCGGTGGCCACAGCGATGATGCCGATGGTGATCATGCCGAAGGGAGTCATGGCCCACGCGGCCGCCTGCGCAGCGAAGGCCTTCGTCGTGCCCCAGGTGGCCAGGGTGAGGTTTCGGATCCAGGGGATGCCCTTGACCATGGCGTTTCGCATCAGGTCGTTGGAGCTCGCGAAGCGCGTGAAGAGGCTGTGTGCCTTTCCTGCAGCTGCCCCCACTCCTTGCAGCGTCCCGATCGTTGCGGATCCGAGCTTCAGTACCGCACCAACCCCGAAGATCCCGACTGCAGTATTGATCGCAGCCCCGAAGAGCTTCGGGTGGCGGTTGAGGACGTCGAAGAGCTTCCCGGCTCGATCCATCCACGGCCCGAACTTCGGCACGAAGGCCTCGGCCATCTGGATCTTCAGCTTCTTCGCCTTCTCCATGAAGGTGCCCATCATGCGGTCGTAATCCTTGCCCACCACCCCCTTGGCACCCATGGAGTCCGCTGCGATCTTCCGGTATTCGCCCAGGTGCTGGAGCGCCGGAGCGAGGAAGTTCTTCACCTGGACATCCCCGAAGAGCTCGTTGAGCTTGAACGTGTCGCCCTTCGTGTCCCGCTGGATGATCTGGAGCATGGTCCCGATGAAGTCACCACTGGCCCATGCTTGGGAGGTGGCGGCCCGCAGGTCGATCCCATGTTTGGCGAAGTTCGCCACGGCCTCCTTACCTGTGACCTTGTCCAGGAAGTTCGCCAGGTTGTTCGCGGCAACCGCCGGGTCGTCGGTGCCCATCTTGGCGATCTGCCCCCAGGCGGCGAGCTGCACCATGCCCTTGTGCCCGCTCATGCCCAGGTTCGCGGCCTTGGCGGCGAGCTCGGGCATGGACTTGGCCATATCCTTCAGCTCGAAGGAGCCTTCCTTTCCCGCCTGGGCGAGGCTATCGAAGAGCTGGCCCACCTGGTTGAGGGGCATCTTCATGGTGCTGGTGGCCGTAAACACGGTCTTGGCGAGGTCCTCCACGGAGGCGCCGGTGGCGGTGGAGGTCTTGCCGATCGCCTCCAGCACCTGCATGGCCTCGCTCTTGCCCATGCCGCGGCCCATCAGGGCCGTCAGGCCTCCCAGCAGCTCCGCCTGACTCTGGTTCGTGCGGCTGGACATGCCCAGGAGATCCTTTCGGACCTTGGCAAGCTCCCCCTGGGACATGTTGGCGATGTTCCCCAGGGCGGCGAGGCTGTGCTCCGCTTGGCCCGCATCCTCCGCCATCTGGCGGAAGCCGAGCCCTGCTCCCAGCGCAGCACCGCCCCCGAGCGCCATGTTCCCGGCAGAGCTAAGTCCTTTCATGACTGCGGTCAGCTTGTGCCCTTCAGTCCAGGCTCCAGAAATCTCCTTCTTGAGTTTCGAGAAGTACGACGTAATCTTGCCGAGGGCCTGACCGGTGTGGTCATAGGCCGAGACCGTGATGCCGATTTCCTGAAGGGTCATGATGATCGACTTCCTGAAAGACCTGTTTCAGACGCTGGGAACCGACTGGGGAATGTGGGCCATCTTCATCGTCGTCCTCTGGATCTTCGTCACGTTGGCCAAGTGGGTGCTCCGGATCGCCGGATTCCTGGGGGACAAGGTCTCGCGCTAGGCCTTCATCGCTTCCGCCTTCGCTTCCTCGAAAGCTGAGGCCTCCTCGATCCAGAAAAGGAGCTCGGAGGCCTCCATGCCCATGAGATCGCGGTATCCCCAGCCGGAGACCTGCGCCAGCCCTAGGAAGGCGCTGGCTGGGATTCGGTAAAACCCAGATCCACCGACATCAGGGCGGCGATGTCCTCGGCGTCCAGCGCGAGGAGGTCCTCGTAGGGGATCGTGCCGCCGCCGACGACCGACACGCGCGAGATCAAGGCCAGGTTGTAGGCCCGGTCCCCGCTGTCCTTGCCGGCGAGCTTCTCGGCCTCCACGATGTCCCGGCCGGTGGGCCGGCGGACCTGCGCGATCTGCCCGCTGACGGGCAGCTTGATTTCCTTGATGGCGCCCATCAGTTCACTCCCAGGTTGGCGCGGAACTGGGCCAGCAGGTCCTTGCCGTTCACGCGGTGGATGTGGTTGTCGACGTCGATGGCCTGGATCTCCACGCCATCCACGCGCAGCGCGAAGTAGCTCACCTCGAGCTTGTATTCCGGCTTGGCATAGTCCTGGGCGGCGAGGGTGCCGACCTTGTTGTTGGAGCACCAGCCGACGAGGTCCATGGCCACCGGGACGTCCACGGCGCGGCCGCCAGAGTAGCGCTTGAGATTGCAGCGCACCTGGAGCTTCAGCTCCGCGTCAGGATCGCAGAGCAGGCCGTGCATCTCGGGGTAGAACCCGTCCGACTTGAGCGTGCACTCCATGGCTTCCAGGGGACCGGAAACCCGGCGCGTGCCGATCATGTCTCCGGCCTTGTGTTCCTGGGCCTTGTGCTTGACTTCGGGGACGGTCACCTCGGAGAACTTGCCCGAGAAGGGCGTGCCTTCGAGGTAGACGTTGCAGTGGGTTAGCTTGCTGACTTCCATGATTTAGCCCTCCAGGATCGAGCTGTAGAGGTTGACGTCGATGGAGGCTTCCCAGGTCAGGCGCTCCATGGGGCTGGGCGGGAGGAACTTGTAAGAGATGACCAGGTGACCGGCGGCCAGCTCCACCGTGCTGTTCTTCGTCGCGTCGAAGAAGACCATGGATCCCTCGAGCACCGCGCCGCGGCCCTGCAGGGTGCGCATGAAGGTGTTGCCGTCCAGGACGATCTGGTCAATCAGGGCCTGGGTGATCGGGTGGTCCATGTAGGCCAGGGCGTACTGCTCGAGGGACTCCTCGATGATGTCCGCCGTGCGCCGGGTACTCAGGAACGTGTCCACCGTGCTCTCGGTCGGATAGGCCGAGCTGCGGTTGCCCCAGACCCGGAAGCCCATGGCGTAGCCGGTCAGGATCGTGGTGATGCCCGCGGCGTTCAGCAGGTTGGCCTCGGCATCCGGATCGTTCACCGCGCCCTCGATGGGGCGTTCCAGGCCGAGGACATTCTTGAGCTTGGTGTTCGAGACCGACCACCAGTAGCCCTTCTCATTGTCCTTGGCGGCCTGTGCCCCGGCGACGTAGGCAGAGAGGCCCTCGGTGGCGAGGACGTTGCTGGCGTTCAGCGCCTTGACGTGGGGATAGAGCAGCCCGATCCGCTTGGAGGCGATGTTCAGGGTAGTGGATCTGGCGGTGATGACCGCGGCCGGCGTGAGACCGGCATCGGCATCCACCCAGGCGATCGCGCGCAGCTTACCGGCCAGCGTGTCCATCGCGGCGGCCACGCCGGTCAGGCCACAGTAGCCGGGAGCGATGATCTGCTTGGGAGCGAAGCCGAAGAGCGTCCGGCAGTCCCGGAACGCCTGCATGCCCGTCCTGGATCCGCCCTCGGTGGTCGTGCCGATGATGTTGACGGCCGTCACCTTGCTGACGTCGGGCGTGGTGTCGGTGACATGCGTCGCGGGGTCGAAGACGTTGACCACCACCACCATGCCCGCGCCCTGGTTGAAGATCGCGCGCAGCGCGGCAGGGATGGAGAAGCCGGTGGTCTCCACGCCGAAGTAGGCCTTGGCCTCCTTCTCGTTGTAGATCACCACCGGGGTGTTGATGGTCTTCTTGGTCGCGTCGGTCAGGGTGTGGACCGGCGCGGTGCCGACCAGGCCGATGATCGCAGACTTGACCTGCGAGACCTGGACGGGCCCGGAGAGGGACTCCACGGTCTCAACGCCGTGGAGAAAAGTGGCGGTCATCAGGCAGCTCCTTTCTTGGATTTCTTGGGTTCAGGGATGGCTTCCAGGTAGCCAAGCTCCAGGTAGCCCTGGACCTGCGGATCCGCAGGATCGAGCTCGACGGTGCGACCTGGCACCAGGGAGGAGCCCGCCTTGGCGGTCAGGGGGCCGCGCCAGTTGTAGAGGGTCATAGGGTGGTCTCCTCGAAAGTGGGGAGGGCTGTCAGGGCCTCGCCCATCTGGGCGGGCTCGAGCGGCTCCTCGCCCAGGCCGGTGGGGTCCTCGTAGAACGTGACGGTGAAGTCGATGGCGGCGGCGCAGTAGGTCTTGTCCCGGTCGAGGGCGTCGTACTGGATCTCGCCCTCCTTCACGTTGAAGGCGTAGCCCT